GCCAGCGAACTGGCGAGCGGTGCTGTCGTTGCCGACAGTATAGGTCTGGCCGGTGCCGACCATGGCCCACTCGAGGTTACGCTTCAGCTCGGCGGCACGCAGCGAGAGCTGGTAAGACAGCTCTTTGTCACGGCCGTAGGTCTTCGTCACTTCCGTGGTGCCGCTGACGCTGGCGACGGCGGTGAAGATCTGGGTCGTGTTGGTGCGAAGCACGGTCGGGTTGAACGTCCCGGCAGGAGCATTTGCGCCTTCAACAGTCGGAGCGGACGTAACAGCGGCCAGGGTATCTTCCTGCCACTCATAGAGCTTCTGGTGGATGCCTTCGGTCCCGATCATGGTCTGGAACGGGGTCTTCGTCGGCGCGATGTTGGTGATAATGTCGCTGACGTCTTCCTTGACGCCAACAAGGTCATAGGATGCGATTGTGGTCATTGCGTTCTCTTAGAATAGGGACCGCTGGAGGCGGCGGTCACGGGTGTAGTTATTTCCGGAAGCTCGCCATGAAGGCGTCCGCTGCCGCGTCAACGCTGCGCTCCGAACGGAGCTTCGCCATGGCCTTATTCATGCCATCGTTGGTGTCAGAGGACTGCTTGCCCCCTGTCGGTCGGAGCACCTTGGTGGGCTTGTTCACCACCTTGGTCACCTGTGTAGTCGCCGCCTGTAGCCCTTTGCGAAATTGCATCGCGTCGTGCATCAGTCGGATCGCTGGAGCGGCGGTGACGTTCTGGAAGCTCGAGAGCCCCTGAGACACCGCGAAGTCCACGATTTCTTTGTAAAGGGCGTTGTTAAAGCCCTTGATCCCCTTCTGGGGATCGGTCAGCTCCTTCACGGCAGCCGCAGCCGCCTCGCGTTGGAGCTGTGCATTCCTGGCCTGGGCCTCCTGAACATCCTTGTCCAGGGTCTGCTTGAAGTATTGCACTTCCTGCAGGGCCTCTTTCGCCATCTCACGGGTGGCCGCGAAAGTCTCCGGGTCCACCTGCGTCTGCAGCACGAGCCAGTCGACGTTCGCGAACGGCGCCCACTTCTCCTCGGCGCGTTTCAGCATCGACTGCAAACCGGTCTGGTAGCGGGCAGCCTCGGCTTGCACCTTCGCGGCTTGCTCCTGCAGGGCCGTGCTGCGGCTGGTGATGGCATCGCGCTCTGCCGCGAGGGCGAGCAGCTCCTTCACCTTGAACTTCTTCGGGCCCTCGGCGTGCGGCAGCTCGACCTCGACGTCGTCTTCAGAGGCCTCTGAGGGGTCTGTAGAGGCTTCTGCAGGGTCTTCAGTGGACTTGCCCTCTGGGTCCTCTGCAGGCTTCTCTACGGGCTTCTCAGAGGGGTCTGAAGGAGCCTCTGAGGCAGCCTTCTCTTTGCGCTCATCGGTGTCCGTGCCGAAGCTGGCTTCGAACGCAGCGGGTCCGTCAAAGGCGTCACCCTCACCGAAAGTGGCGAGGTCTAGTTGGGGGGCTTCCAGGGTCATTCTGCCTGTTCCTCAATATCTTTGATATGCTGTTCGAGCGACTGGCCAGCGGCTGCGCGCATCGACAGCTCCTGCACCAACTCGGTGAGTGCGTATTGCATCAGGTGGTGGTATTCACGGGCTTCCTGCCCGGAGACACCCGGCTTGCTGGCCACAAGGCCCGCCAGGTGCAGCGAGGTGAGGTCGTCGACGACACGCTGAAAGCCCTCGCTGTCGAGAAGCTCCTGCGCGGCACGGCCACTGTCGATGACGCGCTGCCATTCGTCGAAGGGGAGATCGAGGCTCATGGGATGTCCTGTGAAAGTGTTGGGGGTTGATCACGCGGACCCCCACCGCGCTCACAGGAACCCTCGGTCATGACTCCGAGGGCCCAACTCTAGCCGTGCGTTGGTTCCGCAACAGCCGTAACTTTGTCGTTCTGAGCTGCGGCCAGCTCAAGCTGCAGTTCGAAGGCGTCGACGCTGACCTGATGAGCCAGCTTGTCTTGGTCGAGCTGGATCTTGGCGTCGACCTTCTTGTTCTCGAGCTGCATCTTCTGCAGTTCCATCTGCGTCTCGCGCTGCAGCTTCAGGAGATCGAGCTGTGCCTTGAGCTGTGCAGCCTTGGCGTTTGCCAACTTGACCTGAGCATCAGCCTGCTTGACCGCCAGGTCGGCCTGCTCCATCGGGGAGGGCTTCGGCGGCGGCACTTGATCAGGCGTTAGCATATACGGCGTCACGTCCTTGATGCCGGTGGCTTCGGCAAGCCGCTTCAGCACGTTGAAGCGCTTCGGCAGCGGGTAGAGCGGCGCAAGGTCGGGCTTGGACATATAGGCGTCCAGCGAACCCCACTTCTTCGCTTCCTTCTCCGCTTCGCCGTAGCCCAGGGCAAACTGCACCTCGATGGGGCAGTCCTCAGGCCACGTCGTGAAATCGACGTTGGCCCACTTGCCGCCGGTCACCTGCACGACTTTCTGCTCGCTCTCGTTCTCGATGACGAGGCGGTAGACGAGGTCGTAGAGCTGGCGGAGGAAGCCTTCGGCGAAGTTGCGAGCGACGATCTTCTGTCGGATCTGTGAGACGCTGATCAGCTCTTGCACCATCTCCTGGCTGTTCTGCTTCGAGATGGCGTCCTTGTTCAGGCCCTGGGACAGCTGGCTGATGCCGGTGAGCTGCTCCTTGTCCGCCTGCAGAGCCTGGATGGTCTGGAAGACGAACGGGTTCATCGGGGCCTGTGGCAGCGGCGCAATGTCCTGCACAGTGCGGACGTTGACGATGCCACCGAAGCGGTTATCCTGGAGTTCTCGCGGGGACTTAACGCCGCCCTGAGCAACCATCATGCGGGGGTTGTTGGTGGTCAACGTGTGGTCGATGATGGACCGCGCGAGATAGGTGCGCGCCACCTGGGTGGGGACCAGCAGCTCGGCGAAGTTGATGCCCCAGAAGGCGTGTTCGCGGGGCAGTGGGCAGAAGTCCACGAAGGGCTTCATCGACACCGGTTCCTTGTGCAGGATGGTGTTGCCGACCTTCACGACCTTATAGAGCTGTGAGACGCCCTTGCTGTCGTCGTTGCTGCCGTCGTCCGTGAGATCCAGCTCGAGGTAGCATTCGTATACGATGCAGACCTTTCGCGCCTGCTGGCCGTCCTCGAGGGCATACTGCCCGATCAGGTCATCCGTCTGCTCGAAGCGCGCCAGGAGTTCGGGCTCGGTGGTCATCCACACGCGCTCGTCGTCCTGCAGCGTTTTCACGATCTTCGGATCGTAGCCCTGCTTGATCAGCTCAGAGACCGTCATCGGGCGGCGATGGAATACCAGCTCCGCCTCTTTGATGCTCTTCGCCATCGGCGATATTCCGAACTCCTCTGGAGGGAGGCATTCGATCCGCACCTGTGAGCGGTCCTTGTTGATGCGGAAGCGGGCCCGCTTGATGCGCTGCGCGCTCTCGTCGGCCTCGCCTTCGTTCAGCTCGTATTCCTCGAGCTGCGCGGTGGGGTTCTTCTGCACGTAAGCGGCGATGTCGGACAGGCCCGCGTCGGAAAGGTCGAAGTAGACGGGCTCGACCTTGGTGTCCCACCAGACTTTGACGATGCCGTTACGCCCAATCAATCCGTCACCAATTACGGTCTGGAAGATCGAAAATCCGGGGTTCTGATCCAAAATCACGTTGTTGACGTAATCGGTGCGCATATTCGCGCTGTCTTCGTCCTCGTCGGGCATCTGCGAGAACTTCGCGGGACGTGTGTTGCCGGTGAAGACCTCGAGGAGCTGGGCCTTCATGCTCTCGACCGAGTCATAGACGTCGAGGCTCATATAGTCGGACTGTCCGCGGTGCATCGGTAACGGGCGCTCGCCGTTGCGGTAACGCAGGACGCGCTCCCGCTCTTTGGACAGTCGGGACTGTGAGAACCCTACGGACTGCCCGATCTGGAAGTCGATGATGCCGATAATCCGGTCATCAGTGAGCTTGGGGGTCATATCTACTCCTGTGCGGACTGTTCGACCGGCTCGGCGTCATACGCCCCATACCAGCTCGACTCATTGACGATGGGCACCCAGGCCCCCTTATTGGCGTGGTTGGCGAGTGCCAGAGCCATTACGCAGTCATCATGGGTTCCCGCGTCACCCTCCATGCGGCCGTTCTCCGTGACCACGAAGGCACGCAGCTCATGCAGAGTGTCCACGTCTTCAATTTGTGGGACGTCGCCGGTGCGAAGATCCGCGCGCAGCTTGTCAATGATCATCGGCTTTGACTTCACGTTGGTGTTGAAGCCCAGCACCATCGTCGTGGTGTCACTGATCTTGTCGTAGACTTCCTGGCGGTAGAGGTTCGGGTAGCTGAAGTCGACGTTCAGCACGCGGCACACAAGGATGCCGTGGTTGTTGTTTTCCGGGATGATCTCGGCGTAATTGTAGAATGCTCCGAGATGTGCGAGGATCCGTGCAAAGTTGTCGGGATCGTAACGGTCGGAGCGCCACTTGGCGACCACACGGCGGGAGCTGTCCTGCACGGTGGCAACGCTGAAGTCCCGCCGCACGCCTGCACCAGTGTCGGCGCCGATAGTGTAAGTCTCGTCGTCCCGGTGTGGTGCGTAGCAGGCAAGCTCCCCCCGCGGGTCAGCAATCCAATCTTTGCCCTCCAGGGACATACGCGCAAGGGGATCCTTGAAGCCGATGCTGGCGCGCTGCGCGTCGATCCAAGCGTTGATCTGGTCAGGGTTGAAGACCGGACGGCCTGATGTCAGGAAGGCCTCTGTGGCGCAGCAGGGGTATTCCTGGCGAAACTGATCGACGCCCTTTTCGGCAACCTTGGCCCGGCGAAACATGAGCTGCCCGTCGTCGAGGCCGTATTCGGCTGCTAGGCCTTCCTCTTCAGGTGTCCGTTGAAAGTCCTTCGGAACCGGCAGTCGGTAGCCTTCGTCGATGAACCAGGGAAGAAACAGAGGCTCAAAATCGGTGGTGCCCTGAATGGCGGCCTGCCATTGCTCGTAAAAGAGCCCTGAGACGCCGTTAGCGGTGCTCTCAATGAACACCGCGGTGCCGGGCCGGGTGGGAATGCATTCCATGAGGCCGGAATAGTTATCCCTCGCTGTTGAGCGCTCCCAGAACGCCAGCTCGGAAAGGTGTGCGCAGGTGATGGTATCAGAGCGGCCAATGCCTGCACCGCCTGCCGTGGCAACCGTGTAGCCGCTGTCGAGCTTGTCGAAGAGCAGCTCGGTGCGGGATGAGTATTTCGTGTGGGGCCTCAGCAGGTCGGGGCACTTCTCGTGAAAGCGCTCCGTCATGCTGAAAAGGTTCCGCGTGGCCTTGCTGTCGTGCGTGACGACGATGGCTTTCTGCGCGATACGCTGTGACACCCACCAGTAGATCCAGCCGCCAACGGCGGTGGACAGGCCCATTTGACGGCCCTTGAGGATGATGATGCGGACGTAGCCCCTCGTCTCGAGCTGGCGTTCGATCACCTCCAGAAGGCGCTCCTGGGCGACGTTGAGCCTGAATGGCTCGATCTTTTGATCCTTGGTTCGGATCTGTAGAGCGTTGGGGGCGTAGAACGCAAAGTCGTCTCGCAGCCTGCGACGAACCGCCAGGGCTGATTGGTTGATCTCTGGCACGCTACGCCCCCTTGTGAAACGCTAAGTCACGCTTAGTCTTTGAGCGCCAACAGGAACGCCTCAGCGCCCTTCAGCTCAGTCTCCTGACGGACGACCGGACGAGTCTTCATGAACTCAGCCACCAGGCGCATGGCCGCGAGGCGGTGCGTGGGGTGATAGAGGTAGAGCTTCGTTTCCGGATCTTTGGCCTTGATGATCTCAAAGGCAGCCTCGAGGGCTTCGTTGCCCTTCGCTTCGTCAGAGAGCTGGCCTGACTCGACCATAGTCTCGATGGATTTCCTAGCAGCCAATTCGGCCTCCTCATGCAGTTGAGCGACGGCGCCCCCGCGCCCCGACATTCCATCACGGACGCCCTTAGGGCGCCCCATCTTGCCGCTGGCCAGCTTCGCAGCCATGGCAGCCCGGGCACTCTCACGGCGCCGTTCGAAGGAGGCCTCGTCCTTCGAATAGCCACGCTCACCGACCCTTGACGGATCGAAAACGCCCTTGCGGCCCCCTCGCGTGCTCGTTTTCCACTTCTGGCTACACTTCCGCGGCGCTCGAAGCTGTTTGGGCATCACATGCCCCCGCCGCCCATCATGGGAGCAGCAGGGCGCTGCGGCATGGCCGGGGCGGCGGGAGCCGCTGGTTTGGGCATGAGCTGACCGGCAACGGCGCCCATTGTGGCTTGGCCTTGCGGACCCGCTAGGGGCCCGTTATGGGCCTTCAGAGCGTGCGCCTGGAACGGCGTGA